CCTTTGTTGTTTCAAATACAACCAAGATGGATGCCTCAAGAAGAGTTAATATATACTCTTTTAGTGGTAATAAAAAATCTGATGATATTTTAATTGATAGGAAAAATTTAAATAGCAATGAGCAATTATTTGTATTATATTTAGCATCAGGGATTGATATGGAAAATGCATATTTAAAGGCATTTCCAACTAATAATAGGAAGTATGCTATTCAAAGAGCATCTAAATTAATTAAAACTGAGAGGATTAAGACTGCTATGAAAGAAGAACTAAAACCAGTTTTGGAAGAATTAGGTATAAATGAAACTAGTATTTTAAAAGAAATACAAACTATTGCAACTTACTCTGAAAAAGATGAGACTAAGTTAAAAGCTTTATTTAAACTAGCAGATATTATGGATTTAGAAGACAAGAACCAAACTAAAGTAACTCAAATTTCAGGAGCAGTTTTTCAAGGCTTTGGGCAAGATCAAATAGACCAAGCTGAAAGACCAAAAGAAATACAAGATAAATAGGGGAAGTTATGTTGGATTTAATAAAAGCAGATGAATTGACTGCTAATTCAAGATACGAAACATGTAAAAAGTGTGAACATTTTTTACCTAAATTTAAAAGATGCAAACTATGTGGATGCTTTATGAAAATAAAAACTAAAATAATTTTTACGGAGTGTCCTATAAAAAAATGGTAATCTAATGCAAGGAAAATTAAGACCTCAATTAAAATCTGAATATATTACTCAAGGTGGTTCTAAGTTTTATCAACCAGCTCCAGGGCATCCTGATTTAGGTAGTATATTTGAAGCTGTGATGGACAAACCAGAGGTATACGATATTTTGGTTGATTTTTTACGAGCAGAAGGTCCTGAGGTATTATGGGATAGCGATGAATACAATCCAGAATTAACTGCTATACAACAAAGATTAAATGTTTTCTGGGGAGGAGATGATCGCTCTGATGCAGAACTTTTAGAAAGAGCTTCACAATCGATTAATGGATTAAGTGATTTATATTACTTAACAGGATTTCCAGCTGTAGATTTTAGTGGTGGTGCTGGATTAGGTGAATATATGCCTAAGACCGACCTAGGACCAGATCCCGATCTTGATTTTTTTAAAGAGCATACTGATTCAATTGCCTATCTTTCTCCTTCTACTCATAGATATAATACTTTAGATGGACCACAGGAATGGGTAATGGATAAAGAACTAGCTTTAAAGACAATGATACATGAAGGGCTTTTACATGGGACTAAAGCTGCCCATCCTAAAATGAGTGGCTTTGGATCATTTATACAAACATTTGTAGGAGAAATTGCAAGTGTATTTGGAAAAAAAGTTGATTTATTTCATCAAAATTATGATACAGCAGTTAATGAAATATTTAATACTTTGTCTGAAGATGACAAAGATACATTGTATTATTATATGTTTCCAGATGAAAGAATTGAACCTAATGCAACTTTTGAATATACTAGATAATGGCAAATATTAATCTACATAATGTTTCAAAGGAAGAAGAAGCATTAGAGCTTGCTAAAAAAGATATGATTGCTTTTGGTAAATTATTTTTACCAGATGACTTTATGAGATCAGAAACTCCATTTTTCCATTATGAGGTGTCAGATGCCTTAATGGATAAAGATGTCAGACAGTTAGGAGTTATCTTACCAAGGGG